TGAGTTTAATGTAGCAATTTGTGCGTTTGCTGTATCAATTGCTGCCAATACTGTTGCATTATCTGGATCAGGTGTAGGAGTAAAGGCTGGTCCTTGACTTATTGTCCCATTAAATCCAGGACCTGAATTAGTATCAATAATAGGTGTTATTGCTCCGCCTGCTGTTTCTCTTATATTAAATCTAGCACCGTTTGGTATTGGTCCAGTAACATTAACATCTGCCTGCCATGCTCCGTTAGATGGATTAACGTCTGCGTTAAATCTAACTTGAGTCATTTGTGTCTCGGCGGTAGTTAAAGGATAAACTCTAAGATCCCAAGCAACACTCAGTGTATTAGTAGTTGTTGAGTATGTGATTCCAGACCCATTACTCCATGTAGTCCAGTCCCAGCCTGCTATAGATATAGAAGGAGCATTAGGTGTAGTGTGATATGTTCCACCTTCATTTACCCCAAAAGTAATTGTTGCATTAGAACCTACAAAAACATTGTTATATGTTACTCCACCCATCTGTAAATTAAAGGGAAGGTTCATTCGAACGCCAGCGTCATCGACATTAGATAAAACATTTGTAGTTGTGCCGATAGTTGCTGCAAGTGCGTTGACTGCGTCTTGAGCGTTATTAATTGCTACGTTTGCTTGAGTTAATTGTGTTTGAGCCTCTGTCCGTGCAGGAGTTACTGCAGCTACCGCCGTATTTGCTGCCGCTATTGCAGTATTTGCCTCTTGTATTTGAGTAGTTGCATTTTGTACAGCAGTAGAAGCTGTTGCTGCTTGTGCTGCTTCTGTTGCAACTTGAGTGGCAACCTGTGTAATAGTTACTTCTGGTGCTGGGGTAACACTGTTTGCTGGAGTAGATGCTGCAACTACTGCTTCAACTAAAGTTGTTGCTGCTGCTGTTACTGTTGCGGCTGCTTCTGTAGCCACTGTCTGTGCAGTTACAACTTCTGGTGTTGCTGTTGTTGCATCTGCAGGGATTGCCGCAACCGCTGTTGTCACTGCTGCTACTGCAGTAGTAACATCTTGTATCACTGTTGTTGCAGTTGGTGCGATTGCACTGGTGTTTGCAACTTCTGCAACTGCTGCTACCGCTGTGGTTACTGCTGTATTTGCTTGAGCAACCTCTGTGTTAGATGCTGTTACTGCTTGTACCGCTGTTGCTACTGTAGCAGTTGATGTTTCTGATGCTGCCACAGCTTGCGCTACTTCTGTAGTTGCTGTAGCAAGGGCTGTATTAACTGCCTGCTGTGCTGGGCTTACTACAACCTGCTCTGAGGGCGCTGGGGGCTCATTAGCATTGGCAAAGTTAGGGCTAAAAAGGAAAAGCCAGCCAATTATAAAAAGGCTGGTTAAAAAATACTTTAACTTTCTAGTCAACTAGGTATCTCCTAAGTAAAACAATATTTTTGTTTACTTAGTAATTATAGCAGAATGTTAATTTAAATTACTTAGGATTATCTGTTTTGTAAAAGCCATTTCCTTTAAACTGTATACCAAATGGAGTAAAGTGTCTAGTCATTTCTGACTCACATTCAACACATGTGTAGCCTGGATCTTCATCCACAATTGATCTGTGTACTGACATTGTTGCATGTGCATCATCATATGAGCACTTGTATTCGTATACTGGCATTACCTATCCTTTAAGTTAAATGAGCCTTTTAGTGACTTGCTCAGGTCTCCTTCGGTAGCGAACCAAAGATTATTTGATTTTAATTACTTTTGGTTTCTTTTCTTCTGGAACGATTCTATCTACATTAATATGCAACATTCCATCTTCAATTGAAGCTCCAGTTACTTCCATATATTCACCAAGCCCGAATGTTCTTGTGAACTTACGTGCAGCAATACCTTTATGTAAGTATTCGCCGTCTGTAACTTCTTTGATTTCACCCTTAATAATAAGCGTTCCGTTATCAACGGATACGTCAATATCTTCCTTGGTGAATCCTGCTACTGCAATTGATACTTGATATGTATCTTCGTCTAGCTTTAGTACGTCATATGGAGGATATGTTTGGCGTGTTGCAGCCTGATGGACATGTGCCATTCTTTCCATTTCACGATTAAAGCCAATAAAAAAAGGATCTCTAAAAAGATCCAGTGTTAGTGTGTTTACCATTTTTGCTCCTTTTAAGCGAGTTAGTTTAGCATCCCCATAAGGCGGATGTAAAATAATTATAGCATATTTGATACTAGATTTCCAGCCTATGCCAGGATTCTTTTAAGCTTGCTTGTGACACCCTAATAAACTTAGCGTTTTTAGCAAGGTCAGAAAGGTTTAAAACTCCACCATAAGAACATCCGCTGTTAATTGAGTTTTGCATATTTTTAATTGTTTTTATGACCGACCCTTTATTATCTACTTTGCCTGCTTTGCCTTCAGAGTATGGATTTTTAACTCCCATTTTAATCTGAATCTCTTCTGAGGCCAGGCCTCTAAAAGAACCTGGTTCACCGTCACATTCATCATGTCCAGCAAACATAGAACCCATCATTACGGCACTTGCTCCTGCAGCAAAAGCTTTTACGATATCTCCATTATTTTTAATCCCGCCATCTGCAACAATTCCATTTATCTCATCGCCTTTAACTTTTTCATACACGTCCATTATTGATGTTAAAACTGGTACACCAAAACCAGTTTCAATTCTTGTCATACAAGCTGCTCCACCACCAATTCCAACTCTTACTGAATCAGCACCTGCATCCATAAGAGATTTGTAGGCTTCGTAAGAAGACACATTTCCTACCATTATATGTATCTTGTTTGGAACAATAGATCTTAATTGTTTAACTGCATCAACAACAACATTGGTGTGCCCTAAAGCAGTATCTAATAATATAACTTTTACATTAAAGCTTAAAATTTTATTAATAAAATCAGTATCTTTAGCTTGATCAATGTTAATTGCAAAGCCGCTTCTTCCATTTAAAGACTCTGCTTGAGCAAATTTATCTTTAATGTCATTATGCCTTTGAACAAAACCGATTCCGTTTACTGAAGATATAGCGTTAAGCATTTTTGTACTACTAATATACTCCATTGGAGCAATCATAATTGGAAATTTAAGATTAAGCCATGCTGCTTTATTATTTGGGTTTCCAATTTTCATAGAAAGATTTGGAAGCGATCTACTTTTAACAACACTATTAGTTGCTGGCTCTAGTAGTACATCATCAAAGCATAAAGCTTCTTTCATTTATATCTACTTTTTAGATTTTGCTCTAGCTTTTGCTAGTGCTTCAAAGTCTTTAACCTTGGTATCTCCCAGGTATCCCCATGCATATCCATCGGCAATCATTTGTTCATTGACTGATACTTTAGATCCGTCTAGAAATAGCCATCCAAGTATGCGCCCGTATTTTTCTGATGAGTCCATTTTTTCTGTTTTAATAACAACAGTCTTAGATGCATCAATTGCTTTCTTTAAATATTCCTTAGATTCAAGGCCGAGTGCTTTTTCCATTTTATCTGCGGTACGGCTTTCAGGAGTATCTATTCCCGCTAATCTAACTCGTGAGCTAAATGAGATATCAAATCCAAGATCAATATCTACATCAATAGTATCTCCGTCTACAACCTTTGTAACTTTTTTAACGTAGTACTCAAACATTACTTAGCCTTCTTAGTTGGCGCTTTTTTAGCCACCTTCTTGGCTGGTGCTTTCTTAGCTACCTTCTTTGCGGGAGCCTTCTTGGCAACCTTCTTTACAGGTGCTTTCTTAGTTGGTGCTTTCTTAGCTGGTGCTAAAATTTCATCTATCTTTACGCTATAAATGTCTTCTTTAACTCCAAAAAAATCTTTAATCTTTTTTAAAACGCTCATTTTTTTCTCCTTATTTTTTGTACTGCTTATGATTAGTATATCATTTTTTTAGCTTCTCACCATGGATTCGAACCACGATTCTCGCCTCCAAAGGGCGATGTCCTGCCGTTGGACGAGTGAGAAAGAGAGCGGATGATGAGAATCGAACTCACCCCTTCTGCTTGGAAGGCAGAGGCACTACCAATATGCAACATCCGCATGTTACGTGTCCCTAGTTGGATTCGAACCAACGCTGTATAGATTTTAAGTCTACCGCCTCTACCGCTGGGCTATAAGGACTTTCGTGCCTTCGGCAGGAGTCGAACCTGCGGCCAGTCGGGTAGAAACCGAATGCTCTGTCCTCTGAGCTACGAAGGCATTTGTCTAATCATTTGGAATATCTATATCTATATCCATTTCAACTAAACCCATTTCCTTTGCTACCTTTTTTCCTTCATCGGACATTTCAATTATTGCTTCAAGATCTTCATTATAAGTTACATTAATTAATCCTTTATTATATAAAGAAACCAGTGATTCGTTTACATGCTCTTCGTGTGCCTGCCAAAGTTCTGGTGCAAGTATTTTTGCTTTTTCAGTTATATTAAATATTAACTCGCCGTCTTCATCCATTCCAGACAATTCTATTGCGCCTATTGAAAGATAATATTCCATTTTATCTTCGCTATTCATATCTACCTTTCGTGCAACAAGTAGGACTTGAACCTACGATTACCGAATTATGAGTTCGGGGCTTTAACCAACTAAGCTATTGTTGCTTAGAAGTCTATTATAACGTGCCGTCTTCATTTTTGTCAATAGTTTCTTCAACTATCTGCTGAACATATTCTGAAAAATGTTTACGGATATTGCCCATTGGTCTTTTACCAGATGCTATCCAAATTCTTTTATATTCAACTACATTAGAAAATGTTGTTGGACATAAGACTATTCCATTATATTCTTTTAGTACTGTTGGTAGTGGAACATGCTTACCGCAACATTTACACTCTTTTGCTTTTTCTTGATAAGTACTCATATTATCATCATCCTGTCCATTGCATCTTTTAAGTTTTCTGGTATTCTTGGAGCCTTAATCATATTAAAAGAGCTTGTTTCTCCATCTGGCTCTTTGCCAAAATCATTATCATAACTCATTGATTCATAAGTATGAATATTTACTTCCTGATTAGAATCAAATCTAGTTCTACTTATAGCATTATAAATAGATCCACATACAGCATCCGCCAAGTCTTTTGATCCTTTTCTGGGGTGGTCAACCTTGTCCCGCATAATTCTTAATTGAAGCAGTTCATCAATTAATAATTGAATATGAGGGCCAGTTAATCTTTCCTCTAAGACAACCATAGCCATGTCGTCGTAATGTTTTTTGGCGACAGATAGAATTTCTGTATTGATGCCATATTGTTTTAGTTGTTGCATCATGTCATGAGAATTCCATCTGTCAAAAGTACATACGCTTATATTAAATCCCCTTGTTCTAAGTGATAAAATATAATCTTTAACCTCTGTAAAATCAACAGATTTATCAGAAGTCGGTGTCCAATACCTGACTGCATCTATCTCAACAATTGGGGCTGGTTGAGAATATGTGTCAGTAACTTTAACATTAACCCATTTATTAACATGTGCCATTGCAACTGCACAATGGTCATGCTTCTGGGCTAAGTCAACATGTAAAAAATATTTTTTATCTGGATCAGGAATAAACCATTCTTCTAGTCTTCCAAACGTGTCTACGGCAAGGTGACCTTTGTTAAAAGCTTTTTCAACTTTTTCTCTTGATTTAAAAAATGCATCTACGGCCTCTGGTGGCATGCATGCAAATCTAGACAAGGCGTCCGTTGGGTTAGTAAAAAATGCAACTTTAAAATCATCAATAGTTCTTACTGGATTAATTTCCCATGTTGGACGCTTAAGTGCATATACTTTAGGAATCTTGTACGAAAGTATATGGTCTTCTTCCCATTGAACTTCAAACTCATTGCCTTCTGTTCCGTCTGGAAGATCGTTGTCCATCTTAAACTTATGCTCTCTAATAATAGTTTCTTTTTGTGCCACCACTGCATCGTATCTTTGTTGTATATAATCGTTCTTGTAGCGTGGAAAAGAAAGCAAAATTACTTTTCCAAAGTCTGGGAAACGTGAATCAACTGATGCTCTATACATGTCATAGATTGCGCCACCTGTTTTTGCCTGATCATGCCCCGTTGTATTTTCAATAGCAAATCCTGAAATCTCATCTAGGATAACTACAATAACGTTATATCCTTCCCAAGCTTCTCTTTCTGAGTGGCCTGAGTGAACTGTAATTGCTTTATCAAATTTAATTTCTGCTGCTTTATCGCTATACTTTCCAGCAAACCATGGCGACTTATCAATGCGTGTTTTAAATCCTTTAAAGAAAACATTGCTTGCTTGCTGAGAGTTAATAGCAATATTAATAATATCAATACTGTCCCCTGGTGGCTTACCATAATACGTAGCTGGATCTTTTAAGCACAATAGTAAATAAACTATATAGGCAACTGCAATTGTTGAGCAGTAATCTTTTCCTGATCCCTTGCCAAGTTGAGCAACTACTTCGTTTGCAGTTTGCTTAAATCTAATCTTTCCTTCTTCTTCACCAAACAATTTTACTAAAGTTGCTTCTTTATAAATTTGAGAACTTTTTTCAATTAATGTATACTGATATTCTGAGAGTGGTGGCAGGCCAAGGTAATCTGGGTGGTTAACAAATGTTCTTAAGTCGACTGGCTTTTCGTCAAACTCTTCCCCATCAAGCATGTCAATGAGGTCATCAAACTCAAACGACATCTGCTTCCTCTACTGGTACTGATTCGATTATGCCAGTAATTTGAGATAATCTTTTTGCAACATCCATCTTGCATTTTGGGCAAGTTGAAGAAACCTCTTTTAATATCTTTACAAGAACTTCTTGCTTACGTTCTGTTTCAACAATTTGAGAAGCAATTTCATTATTTTCAAGTACGCCAACGGACTGTAGCATTGCTATTCTTTTTGTTTCTATATCAGCAATTAGTTTCAATGCACCAGACTTTACAGCTAACTGGCCTGCTTGATCCGCATCTTCTACTGTTTTCCAAGCTTCTTTAATCAGCATTGCATAATGCTGATCCGCTCCAGATATTGCTTCTCTGGCCCTATCTCGTATACCACTGTCGCTATGCACAACAGTCTTCCACTCATCGATGAATCCCAAAACTTCTTTTCTTTGAAATCCAGTAATTGTGGCTATTTGTGTAGGCGTGTTGCCCTTTAAGAGTTCTTCTACAACTCTATTCATTCTATCAAAATGCTGGGCTGGCTCTATTTCGCTCATTAACCTATTGTACTTTCAGTTGACTAAAATGTCAATTAGAATTAGCGTTTGCAATCTTTAATAATACTAAATATCCAATTAAATCATCAATATCGTTATCTCCAGCAAAGCCCTGATTATTCTTTACTCTATTTAATTTATCATCAATACGAACCTTTAATTGTTCTGTTGAGTCCGCCGTTGAAAATATTCTTGCAGGTTCAAGGGCTGAGTTACCGTATGAGATATTTTTCTCAATTAGCATGTGTGCAATTTCATGGCATGCTGACCATATTTTATTGCCAGCTGG